AATTTCATCGTATGTATATCCGATTCCTGCATAATTATATCGAATATTTGCATTGTACGAAGTACGAACACATTTTTGACCCTTGAAATTTCCATACCATTCTTCAGGGGTTAAATCTTCGATTGATTCTGTTTCGTCAATACCGACAATGACTTCTGTGACAATGTTTGAGTCATCTAAAAATGCGTAATGTGCCATTATGTCCAGCTCACATTTCCACTACCAGCTGTAATTGTTGTGACTTTATTTGCTCCGACTGTTGATGTCGATCCTGTCAGGCCTGCGCCGATTGTGATAGTTCTAGAACTTGAATAGCGAAGTATTACAGCACCGCCCGAGCCATTGCCACCGAGTCCACCTGTGCCTGTGCTTGAGTTAGTTCCACCGCCACCACCGCCAGCGCCTCTGTTAGCTGTTCCAGCACCACCATTGCGTGTATTTTGATTTCCACCAAGTCCACCGATGCCACTACTTCCACCAGTTCCACCCGTGTTGTCATTCATTACACCACCACCACCGCCAGCGGCATAAATTAGTGATGATCCAGTTAATGTTTCCGTGTAACCATTACCGCCAAAACCTGGACTTGAACCTGCGTTGCCACCGATACCAGCAGAAGAATATCCACCACCACCGCCGCCCCGATATGGCGATGTACCACCTGCGCCGCCTGCGTTGCCTTGACTTGATGATGCAGTGCCACCTGAACCAGTGCTACCACCACCGCCTGAACCGCCATTGCCGCCTGAACCGCCATAAGAGCCATAGCCGCCACCATCAGAAGTAATCGAATTAAATGAAGAATTGTTGCCTACTGTGCCGTTGCCGCCGCCACCTGAAGTTGAGTAGCCTGCGCCACCTGCGCCGATTGTTATTGAATAATTCTGTGATGGATTTACTGCATAACTTGAAGCCAACTTTAGACCACCACCACCGCCGCCGCCAGTTCCTAAACCATCTCTAGGTGTGCCACCACCACCGCCGCCGCCAGCAACGATTACATAATCAACTGGAATTGTTCTCGGATAATTTTGTGAAGCTACTATTCCCAGTATCAGTGGCATTAGCTTATATCGCCCACGACTGTAAAGGTATTGCTAGCTGTGCAGATAATTGTGCAGGCAGAGTAACGCGCGCGCAGGGTTGGCGCTGATGCAGTTGCACCTGTTGATGTAATCGTGACTCCAGCGCCTTGCGCCAAGCTAGTTAAGCCGACACCGATTGATTGAAGATTGATGATGTTACCCGCAGCAAATACAGATGGCGGCACTGTAACTGTCACAGCTGATGCATTTGATGTGGTGACTAGCTTGCCCAAGTCTGCGGCTACCAGTGTGTAGGTAGTTCCAGTCTGTGCGTTAAATGAAAGTGTGGTGTCATCCTGTTCAGTCCAGGTAAAGTCTAAATCTGTGCCTGATGCCTTTGATAGCACCTGGCCAGTAGTACCGCCTTTGAGATCAACGAATGATGTGTCAGGCCCACCTAAAGCGGTGCGAATTGCGGCTGCGCCATCTTTAACCAGGTCGGTGTCCGAAGGTACTGTCCAGCCAAAGTTTGTAGTAGTAGTTGGCATTGCTTCTCCTTATGCCACGATAATGGCTTCATTCCAGTCAAGTGTAGAACTTATTGTGTTCCATGTCTCTGCGACACTTACATCATCCCATTGCATCGACTGCAAGCTGAACGCGGTAGGTGACACATTTAGTGTGAGGTCTAGGCGGTTATAGCCTGCCCTGAATGTCCAGCCTTCGACAAAGCCCTGGAATCGACCATTTACCATATTCGCTGGCAGGTCGGTAATGTCTAGGGCTAAGCCCATAAACACATTGAGAAGTGCATCGCGGTCGCTGTCATCGATTTCAGCATTGCCCAGGGTAAAGGTGATGCTCTCGAACACATCCTGCGGCCAGGCTCTGATGCCTAGATAGAAATTTGCCTGTGCTGTGGCATCAGCTGAATTGTGCAAGGTGGTGGCGATGATGTCGGCCTGTGAGCCATATTGATCGATTGATTCCTGGCTCAAAGCTGTGATGTCACCTGAACGCCATTGAATCGTGACCTTGTTGCGCAAATCACCCAGGCGGCGAATGGTGCGGATTCCACGCGATAGGGCGTGATTGCCGCTTACTGATGTGTAGCCGTTAGCTGCTAGGTACTGCGTGCGATGGGTTGCATCTGCATAGCCGATTCGGCCTTGAGCATCTTCATACAAATAGCCCAGCCCTGATGTGGCGAGCGCGGATACCAGCGAATACATATCTGTGACATCTGATGTTCGTGCCATTAGTTCATAATCGCCAGGCCTATCGATTTCGCCCAGGCCTGAATTCTCTGCATTTGCCCATGTGGTAGTCGGATCATAAGTTGCCCAGGTAAGTGCGGCAGGTACTTCAGCCCAAGTGTTAAATAGTGATTGGCTTAAAATTTCGTAAATCTGATTGCCGTCATAATCCTTTGATAGCACTCCATCGGTTAGAGTCTTAGGCAGTTTGGACAAAGCGCCTAGAGCTGTAACGCGGATAGTTTCATTGATGCCGCCTGTGCCAGTGCTAGCCACCTCGACACTTGAATCAGTAATGAAGCCGCCGAAAATATCTACATAAGTTCCTGTTGAATCCTTGACCTTGATTGATAGCCCATCATTGACATCGATGGTCACTGGGGTCAGATTCAGATTGATGATTTCGATGCTGGCATATCCTGCACGCGGCTGGCTGTAAATATCTGTGCGGCCTGATACCACTGTCAAAGTGGAAAGGGTTATGTCTGTGTAATCAACCCCATTGATTTGTAGCTGCCATTCGGGTGTCCACTGGGTCATAGCTTGTACGCCTGCGCCCCTAGACCACCGCGATAATATGAAGTGTTAATGACATCGACTACCGCACGCGCTACGCCTTCAGGATCACCAGCCACGCCGATGTTCACATTGTTGGTCACATAGCTTGCAGGTGCGCCACCCAGGGTTGCAGTAGGTGTAAAGGTTTCGGGGCGGTATCCCGCAGGTGCGCCACCGATAGTCACTGTGGGTACGAGTGCCTGCGCCCTTGCAGCTGAAGCCGATGCGGCCGCTGCTCCTGATGATGCACCGCTAACTGATGGCATCGACATCGATGGAGCGGATGGGATAGAAGGTGCTGATACTGATGCGCTGGAGATTGATGGGGTGTTGAGTGTTGGCTTGTTAATTGTCGGAATGTTAGGCAAAAGCGGCACTGCGTTATAGGCGCGGATAAGAGCATTGATTCCATCGATCGCGCCGCCGATAAGGAAGTTGATGGCTTTGATGACTCCAGCGATTACATCAATGACACCGCCTGCAATTTTGCCGACTACCTGGAGCGCTCCACCTAATACTGTGCCGATGACTGGCGCAAGGTACTGGGCGATGTAGCCGCCGAATTCCTTAAAAGTGTCCAGGTTATCGCCAATGGCATTTTTTACATATCCAAATGCTTTAAGTAGGCCATTGATGATTGGCGTGAATACATTGACGATGATATTGCCCAGGGTGGTAATTGCCCCACCGATGCCGCCTTTGTCTAGGCCAAAGCCACTGGACATTGCATTGATTGCGGGCAGTGCAATTTGGTTGATGAACTTCATCAGCTTTTCCAGGATAGGCAAAAGCGCAAAGCCGATAGTCTCTTTGGCTTCATCGAAAGCAATTTGCATCCGAGCGATACGGCCTGAATAGGTGTCAGCATTTGCCGCAGCTGCGCCGCCAAATAAATCTGTAAGTCTGCCCTGGACATCAGTAAATGACATGGTTTTCAATTCGGCAGCTGATAGGCCGATGCCTAATCTGCCCAGTGCTGTGGTGTTGCCGTCATAGGCTTTGCCCAGGCTATTGGCTACCGCTTCAAGTGGTTTGCCTGTAGCTGTGGACACATCCATCGCGATCTTGAGTAAATCCTGCGCTTTCTTCACATCGCCTGTTGATAGCGCAAGGCGCTGCAAGGCTGGGCGCAGTTCATCATCGGCCACACCAGTGGCCAAAGATTGCTGCAAGATAAACTGTTCAGTGGCGGCGATTGCGCCCTCTGTAGCCCCTGTGGCGTTCTTTAGAGCCAGGGCAAGCTGTGTCTGTGCCTTTTCATCCTCGATGGCGGCTTTGACCCCATCCACGCCGATTTTGATGGCGTAAGCGCCAGCCGCTGCGGCAGCTGCAACTAGGGCAGCGCCGACTACCTTGCCAGCCTTTGATACCTTATCGCCGAAAGTCTCGACATCCGCTGTGGCGGCCTTGAGTGATTTATTGAGGTTATCTACATCGCCGAGTATGGATAGCTTGAGCGTTCTACTTCCTGCCATTAATCGAACCTCTTAACTATCTCGGAGAATCCTTCTTCCCACCTCTTCACGATGTCAGGCTGAATACTGCGCAAAGTTGGATATATCCACCATCCACGCGAACCGCGACCCTCACGACCACTCCATACTGGGAATTGCTTATACTTATTCGAGCCAAATTCTGCCCCGCCCCAAAGGTCGCGTGTGGTTGCACCACCGCTGAATTTCTGCGCCGCGAAGCCGTATGAGATTTCGCCGAACTTGGATGATTTAGATACTTTTGAGCCGTCAGCGATTCGAGACGATACCTTTGGGATAGATCGTGCGTTGCGTGATGCACTCTTAACCTTATCCGATACAAATTCGGCAAGGGCATTTGACTTGGCTTTTGCCTGGTCAAGTGCTTCCTCATCCATAGCCTTAAAGGATCGAGCGATGGCACGCAGTTCAGCTTTGTCATAGCTGATTCCCTCACTTGCCATCGGCTCGCCTCTCTAATATCTCCAGCGCTGTGATTACATCTTCAGCACTTACAAATTCGCTAGTCGGTAATCCTGTCGCGATTGCCAAATCCCAAAGGGTTCGGCTTAGGCTTCCGACTGGGTAACTTTTGGGTCAGAGTTACCGACCTCGACATTTGCGACTGTTTCAGTCCATACATCGATTGGCTTCACAGGCTTCCCAGCTGCTTCGCGCTTCATGGCGTGATACGCCAGGAATATGAGATCAGATAGCCCTATCTTCTCCTGCGCTTGGCTGATGATGTTGCCCGTACTCTTTTCCCACTTTACCCATTCAGGTGGGGCTGCCACGAATGTGGCAACCTCGCCCGAATTGAATTCAATTGTTATTGGTAGTTTCATTTTTGCTCCCGTTTCTTTTTTTAGCTAAATGTCTCGGATGGTGTTCCTACGACTGTGAATGACAAATCCACTGTCTGTGCATCAGGTGCAGTACCGCCCACTGCTGGGAATACTGGCATGACATTGAACGCAAAGACCGCACCGCTTGCAGCTGTAAGTGATGCAGCTAGTGTGGTGTTTGGTGCAGTTTCGCAGGCAGTCCACAGAGCCTCACAAAGCGATCCTGAAGCGCCCCAGTCTGCGAGCATTGAGACATCGAAAGTCCATTGATCGTCAATGTGCTTGTATGCCTTGCCATCAAGTGTTTGGTATGTCTCGATGGTTGGTGAGTTTGCGAGTGTTGCGCTAGTTGCCTGCGCATCGTAGTTAGTGCTCGCGATCGTTAGGACTAGATCGCGACCCGTAATGATCGTTGTTGGCACTTTTGCTCCTTAGCTTGTTTGAGTATAGGTCGTAGATACATTGATGTCGGCTGTAAGCATTGTGCTTGCACCGACTTCTAATGGGGTTGGTCGATCTACATTTCCAACCACATATCCCGCAGGTATAGCTGCAAGAATTCCCATGATGAGCTGCTCCAGGTTATCCAGGGATGCAGGG